TTTTGCCTGATTTCCATCCTCATGTAACTCAGAAAACGTCCGTAATTCGTAAACCAATATTTACAAATTTTACGCCAGTTCTTCGTGCGTCAACTCTATATACTCCTGCTAAAGAAAAAGTTTCCAATGATCTAATTGACTCTTATATGGACCGATTCCTGTCTACTGATACATCCCACAAGTGGGATGATTTAATAGCACAGGCTCGCCATATACCTGCCAATGAGAATTTGGAATTGCTTACAAAATCTGTTCGGAAATGTGATGTGCCTATGCACACCGCGTTTCGCGATGACCTAGATTTTCCATTGGCTCTTCAATATACCGAAAGAATGTTATCCTGTTTAACTGGATCACGACCTTCCACAGTGTTAGATGTGAATTGGGAAACCTCACCAGGTAAACCGTGGCTCAACCTCGGCTTCAAATCAAAACGTGAAGTCGTGGCTGATCCTCAATTTACTAAAGAGTATTACCAACCACATCTTCCATTGTGGCATGTTACCACTAAACGAGAATTTCTTCCAGTTGATGAAGTAACCGATGGGAAAGTTCGCACTTTCTTTATTCCTCCTACGGAGTACGTTTTGCATCAAAAACGTTTATTTGATGCCCAAGATGCCCGGATGAAGGCTCGCTGTAATGACTACCAAAATTTTTGGTCTCGTTACGGTTTTACGAAGCAATACAACGGGGTAGATCACTTAGCTCATGCACATTCAGATACGTCTGAATCACATGAGATGGGTGATATATCCGGTTGGGATCGTTTGTTTCCTTTGATTAAGGAAATTTACGACCTTCGTGCTCGTAATTTGATCTTAGATTCCGAAGCAGATAGGTATTTTCAGTCATATGTTCGTGCTGGTTTAGAAAACCAATACATCGTAATGCCTGATGGATCTATCTACTTAAAACATCATGGTAACCCTTCTGGTAGTGGTAAGACTACCACCGATAATACGATCGGTCACATTATTATTCGTTTCCATTTTTGGTTACGTTTCTTTCGGCAAACAGTTGGATCTGTTCCAACTTATGACGAAATATTAAATAATGTGATTGAATCG